AGCGGGATACTGCCAGGGCTTACAACTCGCGCCATTGACCGGAAAACAGGCGTGCAGGGGCTTGGGCAGGGGCTTGTGGCTATCGGCTGGCTGGCTGATCACCCTGAAGGCGTGCGCATTGTAGGCTTTGAGGAGCACAACGGGGCATCCGCAAAGAAACGCTGCCAGACAGCGAAAAGAGTTGAAAAGCACAAGGCCGAAAACGCCCCAGTAACGCAGCATGCGTTACCAGATAACGCATGCAGCGTTAGCGGTGCGTTACCTAGAGAAGAGAAGAGAAGAGAAGAAGAAAAGCAAGATCAAGAGCCTGCCGCCGTCGTCACGGCTCCCAAGCCGAAACGGAAAACAAAAACTGCATTCCCTGAAACGTTCCTGCTCACGACCGAGATGGCGAAGTGGGCAAGGGAGCGTGCCCCAGGGGTAAACCTGAATCTCGAAACCGAGAAGTTCTGCAACCACTGGCGCAGCAAGGGCGAGACACGCGCCGACTGGATGGCCACCTGGAACAACTGGATGCTCAGGGCGCAGGAGTTCTCGGGCGAGCGACGACAGACAAAACCGTCCGAACCTGATTTTGACGACTTGTCGTGGTGTAAAGACCTGGGGCCGCTCTGATGAAAACCGCAAACGAACTGACCGCGCCGATCATGGCCGGCCGCATCCCAGCCCAGCGCGAACACCATGCGCCAGTTGATCCGCAATCCATTGACACCGGCGCCGGCCGAGTGGTGAACGCGCTGTTCCGCGAACTGCAATCGTGCTTTCCGGCGTGGCGCAAGGCCTGGCCGACTGATGACGCAATGGCCTGCGCGAAAAAGACCTGGATCAAGGGCTTCGCCGCAGCCGGCATCACCCGCATCGAGCAGATCAAGTTCGGCATCGAGCAATGCCGCTTGATGCCGTCCGACTTCATGCCGTCTGTTGGCCGATTCATCGAGCTGTGCAAGCCGACACCGGAGATGCTTGGAATCCCTTCGCTGGACAAGGCTTTCGATGAAGCCTGCCGCAAGGCGCACCCTGCAATGGCAGGGGCAGCATGGTCGCATCAGGCGGTCTATCACGCCGCCTGTGAGTCTGGTTTTTTCAACCTGAACACGCTGCCGATGGACGCCAGCCGCAAGCTGTTTGCGCGCAACTACGCGATCACCGTGCAGATGCTGATCGACGGAAAGACGCTCAAGGCGATCCCGCTGGCGCTGCCTGAAGGCGTATCGACCCGCACGCCTGATGTTGGCCGGAGCGCCCTGGCTGCGCTGCGCAGCAAGCTCAAGGGGGCTGTGCATGGCTGACATGAAAAACACCAACCCGAAGGACGCTATCGGCGGGCAGAAGCTGCCGTTGCACTTATGGCCAAGCACTGCCACGGCAATGGGGTGCCTGGGGATGCTGGATGGCGCGCTGAAGTACGGCCGCGCGAATTGGCGAGCGTCCGGGGCCCGGGCCTCGATCTACGTGGATGCCGCTGGCAGGCACCTGAATGCGTGGTTTGAGGGTGAAGACCTGGACCCAGACAGCGGGGCGCCGCACCTGTCGCACGCGCTGGCCTGTCTGGCCATTTTGGTGGACGCACAGGCCTGCGGGCTGCTGGTGGATGACCGGCAATACCCGGGGGGCTATCGGCGGTTGGTTGGCGAGCTGTCCCCGCACGTTGGCCGGCTGCTGGCGCTGCATGCCGAGCGCCGCCCGGCGCATTTCACGATTGCCAGCGCTGAAGAGGATGATCCGTGCAAAAGCCGTTGAAGTGGGCAGAAAAGCTGGACAGGGACGGCAAGGTTATCCCCAGGTGCTGGGTGACGCAGGACGGTTACACGGTTGCCGAGTGCCGGCTGCCGGCCGTGCGCTACATCGTGACCCGCCCAGGGGCGGTAAACCCATTCGGGTACTGCTGCTGCCGGGATGAGGTGGTGCGCCTGATAGGCGACGACATGAAGCCGGAAGGGGAGTGCTGATGGCTGCTGCGAAAAGGGGCGGGATGCGCACGGCCGGGGACGTTGTGTCGTGGTGGCTGGAGCGCATCGAGGGCGACACGCGCCGGTCTGAGAGTTACCGCAGAAGCATGGCATCTGTGATGCGGGTGCACGTGCTGCCGCGCGTTGGAAAGGTTCCCATTCGGAAGCTGGATAGGCTGACGCTGGATGACAAGCTGGTTTGGCCAATGCACCAGGACATGGCCCCGCGGACCATCCAGAAGGCGCTGCAGGGCATGCGCCAAGCATTTGCAATGGCTGCAAAGCAGCAGCGCATCGAGGCAAACCCGATGGCGGCTGCCACGTTCCGCGACTTTTACCTGGGCAAATTGCACCCAAAGCCGGCAGCGCTTTCGCGCGTTGATCTGCCGGACCTGGTGAGGCACCTTGTGGAAGTGTTCAATGACGACCCGTGCAAAGGCATGTTGCCGTTGATGATGCTCGCTCACGGCACCCGGATCGCTGAAACGCTGAAGACACGCTGGCGGCAGGTTTCTCTGAATGAGCGCGTCTGGGTGATCCCTGAGGCGCACACCAAGTCACGCAGGGAGCTTGTGCTGCCGCTCACGCCGCAAGTGCTGGCCCTGCTGCAGCGGTATCGTGAAGCGCTGCCGGTACCGCGCCTGAAGTCGGAGTGGTTGTTTTCTGTGCGCGGCGGTGCCCGGCTGGCTGAGACCAGTGCACATGAACTGATGCGCAATGTGAGCGCTCGGCAGTGGACCAGTCACGACCTGCGCAAGTTGATGCGTTCCAGCCTGGCTGACATCGGCATCGATCACATGGTGGGAGAGCTGCTGATCAACCACACGCTGGGCGTGACCACGGAAACCTATCTGACGCGAGACGTGCTGGAGCGCAGAAGGGATGCGCTTGAGCGCTGGCATGCACGGCTGGATGAGTGCGGATTCTGGCGCGCTCATGGACGTAACACCGCTGTTCCTGCACTTCTTGAAAATGAACAGCGGCACGAAATGACGGACGCTTTCGGCGTTTCCTGCTGTTCTTCGCGGGGAGAATGAAGAATGCACGTTGATGGGGTAAATCAGGTGCTTTTGCCTTGGCCTCCGAAGGTGCTGAGCCCGAACGCCAGGGCGCACTGGCGAGCCCGCGCCGCTGCCGCGAAAAGCTACCGCATGCAGTGTTTCATCTATGCAAAGCGCGCTGCGCTGACGGCCCCTGCCGGACGGATATTGTTGACGCTGGAGTTTCTGCCGCCGAACGCGCGTCGGCGTGACGATGACAACCTGGTGGGTGCGTTCAAGTCGGGCCGCGATGGCCTTGCTGACGCGCTGGGCATTGATGACAGCCGTTTTGTCACGCTGATCAAGCTGGGCCAGCAGGTGCACGCCGGCGGTGCCGTGCGGGTAAGTCTGCAGCCTTTTCCGATGGAGGCCGGTTGATGAGCCAGATGGTCAGGCTGGAACGCTGTGAGATTTGCCTTGGCACCGGGCGCATCCGCGGGATATTTCACGTGATGAGTTGCGCGGCATGCAACGGCGGCGGGCTGGTTAACCTGGACGGGACCTCGCTGCGTTATCCGGAGCTGGTTGAGCAGTTGCGGGCGCGGCTGGACAGATCAGACCAGCTCACCAAGGTGTTGCAGCACGCACTGGAGGTCGCCGGGCTTTGGCCCTTGCGCGGGCCCGCAAACGATTACCTGGGAAACAACAAGAAGGGCGCCGGCGGGGCGCACTTCACTGGCGACTGAGGGGCTGCCGTGACGGTATACAGAGATGTGGGGCATGCAATTGCGCGAGTCATGTCCATCGAAACCATCGATGGAACAAAGAAGGCTGGCTGGCAGCAGCGGTACCAGTCCGGCTTTCCCGAGACGCCCGGGCCGGGTTGCGGGCTTACCGATCAGGAAAGGTTGACGCAGGACAGTATGACCCGCGCTGCTCTGCACCGGGATCTGCACCCATTGGCATGGCACCTGTTGGTTGCAAAGTACAGCATCAATGACATTGAGGTGGCGCAGGCCATTCATTGGCTTGTGCCGCGGATAGAGACTCCGGCGCATCAACTGTTCAAGATGAAGTGCGTGACCGCGTGGGCGATCCCGCGGCGCCTTGGGCCGGCGTTTTACCAGCTGCAGACCTGGGATGCTGACGGCACGCCAGAAAGCACGCTGCGCCGCTGGAGAGGAGAAACAAAACGCTGGCTCGGCCATAATCTGGACAGCGCGTTTCGAGACGCGACAGCGCTGTTGGTGGCGCGCGGCCTGATAGAGCACGCAGCTGCTTGACACGCATTGATCAATTGATCAATATAAATGCCAATATGCGGTTTGGTGCGTGAAACCAGACTGCTTTCAAAGCCCCGGCCATGCGCTGGGGCTTTTTGTTTCTACTTCCCCGGCTGCCATCAGCCGTTACCCGGCCTTCCCTCCGGGCTTTTTATTGATTACCGGGCGCTGAAAGCATGGACACAAGTGCGGCCGATCAGGCCATGTTTGCAAAATACGGCGTCGCTTGCGCAGGGTTTGTAGGGGCGATTCTGTCCCTGACGTTTCTGCAGGGCCTAACCAGGCTGCAGGCGTTCTCTGCTGTACTGACCGGCTTCAGCTGCTCAGTTTTCACAACGCCGTTTGTGACAGCCTTCTTTAATCTGCCGGGCGACTATGAATCGCGCTATGGAGTGGCATTCCTGATCGGACTGTTGGCCATGAACCTGATACCAGGAATCAAGTCCGCCCTGGGACGCCTGCTTGCTCTGCGGGGCGCATGACATGCTGACGATCCTGGACGCTCTGATAGCCTTACTGATTATCGGGCTGTCGCTTGATTACCTGAGAGCAAATCAGTTTTTCAGCAGGCCGGCGCAGTCGGTCGCGTTCTTCGCCATGGCAGTGACTGCGTTCGGCTTGCTGATGGCGCGCCTGGATGGGATCGCACCGTCGCCCGGTTCATTTCTGCTGCATGTGGCCATGATGGCGTATGCAGGTGCGCACAGCAGATCAATCTCGGATCACTGGTCTGGGTATGACGCAGGTCGCCGGTCCAGATGATCAAGGTCATCGTTCAGGGGTTGCAAGAGGCTCAGAAGGAGCTGGACAAACAACAGAAGCAGGTTCCGTTCGCCACCGCGCTTGCGCTCACCAGAACGGCAGGGCTCGCCAAAAAGGCCATCGAATCCGAGATGCGCACGGTCTTTGACCGGCCAACACGCTGGACGCTGAACAGCTTGCGGTTGTTTCCGGCAAAGAAGAACAAGCTGGAAGCCAGGGTCTGGATGAAGAACGAGGCGGACAAATCAGTCCCTGCGACCCGGTGGCTCAACCCGCAGATCGATGGCGGACAACGCCAAGACAAGCGCACAGAGACACTGCTCAGGCAGAAAGGCATCTTGCCGGCCGGCAAGTACGTGGTCCCCGGAAGCGGCGCAAAGCTCAACGCCAACGGCAACATCAGCCGAGGGCAGATACAGAAGATCCTTTCAGGGCTTGGCGCTCAGAACGATCGCTACCAGAACAGCACCAACAGCAGGCGAAGCGCGGCCAACAAGCGTTCATTCTTCGTGATCGGGAAAGGTGGCTCGGCAGCGGGGATTGCCCAGCGTTCAGGCAGCAGCGTCAAGATGATGCTGGCCTTTGTATCGCGCCCAAGATACCGCCGCCGCCTCGACTTCTTCGGGATTGGCAACAAGGTGGCTGCAGATAACCTCGACCGCGAACTGGTGAAGGCCATGCGCGCTGCCCTTGCGACTGCGCGATGAATCGCAATTGCAAAGCGGTGATCTGTGCCGGCCGCCGCCCCCAGAGCCCCCCTGGCCTTGGGTCCTCCGGGCTGGGGGTGCCGCCCGAGGGTAATTCGAGGCCCGTTTCTTTTCTTCATACGAGTTTTTTTCAAGGCGAGGTTGTTGTTTCGATATGGCCAAGTCAGAGCCCACCAAGCAGCGGGGCTGGCTGAATAAGAACGAGATGGCGGCCAGCCTTGGAATTTCCGTCCAGGCCTTTGACAAATGGGGCGTTGTGCCTGTTGCGCGCATTGGCCGTGAGGCCTTTTTCACTGCGCAGTCGGTGGTTGAAAACCGGGTATCCGCCCAGGATCAGAAAAAGCAACTCGGCTTCACTGAAGACAGCATCGATCCGCTTGCCGAGGCAAAGCTGACGCAGGAGCGCTTGCGCCTGACTTCAGCGCAAGCCGAGGCGCAGGAACTGAAGAACCAGGTTACCCGCCGCCGTCTGATACCGGTCGAGGCGTTCACCTTCATTCTGGCGAAGGTGGCACCGGCGATCAGCTCGACGTGCGACACCCTGCCATTGGTGCTGAGGCGCAGGCATCCGGATGTTCAGACGCGGTTTATTGATACCGCCGAACGCGAGATGACCAAGATCCGGAACACCTGCGCGCAGCTTGCTGATCGCGCTCCGGAATGGATAGATGAATTTCTCGACAGCATTGATCAGTGAGGTTCGCGCCTCGATAAAAGCCGGCCTGCTATCGCTTCCGCGGCAGGCGCCGCAAACGCCGGTCGACTGGGCCGATGAAAACTTCTACCTGAGCAGCGAATCGTCATACCAGGAGGGGCGCTGGGAAACGCTGCCCTACCAGGTCGCCATGCTCAACAGCATGGGCAATGACGAAATCCGCACGGTGAACGTGATCAAGTCGGCCCGGGTCGGCTACTCGAAGATGTTGCTGGCCGCTGCTGCGTACCAGGTGGAGCACAAGCGCCGCAACATTCTGGTGTTGGTCCCAACAGACGGCAGCGCTGCCGGGTTCATGAAGTCGCAGATCGAAACCATGATCCGCGACGTGCCGGCCGTTCGTTCGCTGGCGCCGTGGTACGGCGTTAAGCACCGCGACAACACGCTGGACACCAAACGCTTCAGCCATGGTAAGCAGCTGTGGTGCCGGGGCGGCGCTGCGGCGAAGAATTACCGCGAACTGTCGGCCGATACCGTCATTTATGACGAATTGGCGGCATTCGATGCGGACGTTGAAAAAGAAGGTTCGCCGACATTTCTCGGCGACAAGCGCATCGAGGGCTCGACGTTTCCCAAGTCGATCCGCGGAAGCACGCCAAAGATCACCGGCACCTGCCAGATCGAGGCGGCCGCCAACGAATCGCCGCACCTGTTCCGCATGCACATACCCTGCCCGCACTGCCAGCAGGAACAGGCGCTGAAATGGGGCGGCCGTGATTGCGCCTTCGGCATCAAGTGGGACAGAGAGAAACCGTCTTCGGCTTGGTATGTGTGCGAGCACAACGGCTGCGTTGTTCAGCAACATGAAATGCAGGCCCAGCAATCGCAAGGCCGCTGGGTTTGCGACAAAACCGAGGTCTGGACACGCGACGGCTTGGATTACTACGACATGGACGGCGAGATTATCCAGACCCCGGACAGCGTGAGCTGGCACGTTTGGACGGCCTACAGCCCGTTCACCACCTGGGGAAACATCGTCAAGGACTTCCTCAAGGCCAAGGACGATTACAGCAAGCTCAAGACCTTTACCAACACCACGCTGGGCGAGACGTGGGACGAAGACCAGGGCGATAAAGTCGACTGGGAAGTTCTCTACGGCCGCCGCGAAGTCTGGACGGGCGAAGTGCCCGCGCTGGCAGTCGTGCTTACCGGTGGCATTGACACCCAGGACGATCGCTACGAAGGGCGCGTTTGGGCGTGGGGGCAGGGCGAAGAGGCCTGGCTGATCTACCGCTTCGTGCTGATGGGCGACCCGGCAAGCGAAGAGCTGCGCCGCAAGGTTGGCGTTGAGTTACAGCGGCAATTCACCCGCACCGATGGACTGGTGATGAAGGTCGACCGCTGGGCGTGGGACTCGGGCGGCCACTACACCGATGAAGTGTACGGCGAGAGCATCCGGCACGGCGTTCTGTGGGTAGTGCCTACCAAGGGTGCCAGCGTGTACGGCAAGCCGATCGCCAACATGCCGCGCACCCGCAACAAGTCAAAGGTCTACCTGACCGAAATCGGCACCGACAACGCCAAGGAAATGATCTACAGCCGGCTGAAGCTGCAGGTTGATACCGCGGCGTCGCAAACCGCCACCGTGCAGCCGGGCGTCATCCACCTGCCGGCCAGTGACGAGGTGTGCGATGAGAGCGAAGTCAGGCAGCTGACGGCCGAGTCGAAGCTGGCCAAGTTTGTCAACGGCCGCCGCGTCACCCGCTGGGATGCCAGGGGCCGAAGAAACGAAGCGCTGGACTGCCTGGTCGGCGCTCTGGCCGCCCTGCGCATCAGCCAGCAGCGGTTTGGGCTGGATCTGAATGTACTGGCAGCCGCCCCGAAAGCAGGCGGCGAAACGGCAGCAGACACACAAGAACGCCCGCGGGCGAAATCAAAATACTGGAAACGATGATGGCCTACACCACCGAGCAGTACGAAGCCCTGAAGGCGGCCATTGCCGGCGGCGAACTGTCTGTGCGCTACGCAGACCGCAGCGTCGAATACCGCAGCATCGATGAGATGTTGCAAATCTTGCGCATGATGGAAAGCGACATCGGCATCAACCAGGACGCCACCGGGCGCCGCCTGACATCGTTCTCCAAGGGCTACTGACATGCGCGTAATCGACACACTGTTTCCGGGGTACGCCGCGAAGCGCGCCATGTCGCGCGTGGAAAAACTCAAGGCCGAAATGATGCACCAGGCGCTGACCCGTCGCTTTGAGGGGGCTGCCGGCGGCCGCCGCAACGAGGGCTGGCGCTCTGCCGGCACCGATGCCAACGCAGAGAATGCCCCGGCGCTGGCCCTACTGCGCAACAGGGCGAGGGACCTGCGCCGGAACAATCCATACGCTGAACGGGCCATATCCGGCATTGCCGACAACGTGGTGGGCGCCGGCATCGTGCCGCGAGCCATGGCCGGCAAGGATCGCGCCAACAAGCGCTTGAGCGTCCTGTGGGCCGAATGGGGCGAAACCACCCAGTGCGACACAGACGGGCTGGAAAACTTCTACGGCCTGCAACACAAAATCACCGAGTGTGTTGTCGAGGGCGGCGAATGCCTGGTGCGTCGGCGCCGGCGCTTTGCCTCGGACGGGCTGTCCGTGCCGCTGCAACTGCAGCTGTTGGAGCCGGACTTCCTCGACGACAGCAAAACGGAAGCCAACGGCGGCAACCAGATCATTCAGGGTATCGAGTTCGACAGCCTCGGGCGCCGGGTTGCCTACTGGCTCTTCGATGAGCACCCGGGGTCGAGCGGTACCCGCTCCATCCAGTCCAGGCGCATCCTCGCCGAAGACGTGATCCACGTTTTCATGCCCAAGCGCGTCGGGCAGGCCCGCGGTTACACCTGGTTCGCGCCAGTGATGCAGCGCCTGAAGAACTTTGACGAAATGGAAGATGCGGTGATGGAGCAGGCTAAGATTGCCGCCTGCTTTGCAGCTTTTGTCGCCCAAGACGGCAGCTCAGGCAACGCCAAAACACCGCCACTGATCGACCGCATCGAGCCTGGCATCATTCAGCAGCTGGCTGTCGGCGAGAGCGTCACCTATGCCGCTCCGCCCACTTTCAACGGCTACCAGCCGTACAGCTGGCAATCCCTGCATGCCATCGCGGTGGGCCTCGGGGTTCCTTACGAGCTGCTCGTGGGCGACCTCAAGGGCGTGAATTTCTCCAGCGGCCGCATGGGCTGGCTGCACTTCGCCCGCAGGGTCGACGTGTGGCAGTGGCGCATGCTCATCCCGCAGCTGTGCGAGCGCGCCTGGCAATGGTTCATGGAGGCGCAGGCCCTGATGCCTGGCGGCGTGCAGAGTGACGCTGTTGCCGAATGGGTGCCACCACGGCGCGAAATGGTCGACCCGCGCTCTGAAACCGCAAACGCCAAAGAGCGCCTGCGCCTTGGCTTGGTCACCTGGCCAAACGCCCTGCGCGAGCTCGGTATCACAGACCCGACAGAACACGCGAACGAGATCGCCAAGGCCAACGGGCTCTTTGATGAGCTTGGCCTGGTGCTCGACTGCGACCCCCGCAAAACCACTGGCGCCGGCCTGAGCCGAGACCCGAACGGCGGCGATACCGCCCCATCAGAGAGCCAAGAAGATGACTCAAACACAGACGTTTGACACCCCCCTGCAGTGCATCCGCGCCGCGGTGCGGCCGGGCACGGTCAGCATTGAAGATCGCACCGTAGAAATCACCTGGACCACCGGCGCACGCGGCAAGCGCTATTCGTGGAGCATTGGCGAGTACCAGGAAGAGCTCGATGTCAGCGAAACCGCGCTGCGTCTGGACCGCCTGAACAATGGCGCCCCGCTCCTCGACACCCATCGCCAGCACGCGCTGGATCAGGTGCTGGGCGTGGTCGAGCGCGCATGGATCGAAAACGGCGAAGGCCGGGCATTGATCCGTTTCAGCAACCGCGAAGAGGTCGAACCGATCTTCCGCGATGTCCGAGACGGCATCCTGCGCAACATCAGCGTCAGCTACGTCGTGCACAAGTACGTGCTGGTCGAGGATGGCAAAGATGCCGTCCCCGTCTACCGCGCCACCGATTGGGAGCCGACCGAGTTGTCGCTGGTTCCTGTCGGTTTTGACGATGGCGCCAAGGTGCGCAGCGCGAAGAGCGCTGACGAGTACCAAGGCACCCGCTACCCAACCACTTTTGAAATCCGGACGGCCGCTGCGCCTGCCGAGCAACCGGCCGCCGTGGCCACAACCCCAGAGGAAAGCACCATGACTGAAGAAGAGAAGCGCGCGGCTGAGGATCAAATCCGCCGTGAGGCACAAGACGCAGAGCGCCAGCGCTGCATGAGCATCCGCCAGATGGCCCGTAAAGTGCAAATCGATGAAGATTTCACCGAAGGCCTGATCGAGCGCGGTATTTCCGTGCAGGAAGCCAGTGCCGCAATGATCGACAAGCTGGCCGAAAGCCAGGCAGCCGCTCAGCCATACACCCGCAACGCCCAGCCCACCGTAGTCACCAGTTCTGTTGACCAGTCGGTGATCGTGGCCAAGCGTGGCGCCATGCTCAACGCACTGCTGCATCGCTGTGACGCCGGCGTCAAGCTGGAAGACAGCGCCCGTGAGTTCCGCGGCATGCGCATGATCGACATGGCCCGCGAAAGCGTGGAGCTTGCCGGTGGTTCCGCTCGCGGCATGACCCCGCAAGAAGTGGCTCGCGCTGCTTTGGGTTGCGACCGCAGCGCTGTTCGCGCCGCCGGCATGCACACCACCAGCGACTTCCCGCTGCTGCTTGGTAGCGCCGTCAATCGTACCCTGCGCGCCGGTTATGAGCTGGCCCCGCAGACTTGGCGCCCGCTGGGCATGCAATCCACCGTGCCTGACTTCCGCGAAGTCACTCGCGCCGCACTGGGCGACATCTCCGCACTGGAGAAGGTCAACGAGCATGGCGAGTACAAGTACGGCACCATCGGCGAAGAGGGCGCACCGATCAAGGTCGCCAAGTTTGGCAAGATCATCGCCATCACTTGGGAGTCCATCGTCAACGACGATCTGGCCGCTCTGACCCGCGTGCCGCGCGCACTGGGTGCCGCTGCTGCACAGACCGAATCGGATCTGGTTTGGGCCCTGCTGCTGGGCAACCCGAACTTTGTCGACGGTACCCCAGTGTTCCACGCTGACCATGGCAACCTGGCCGGCAGTGCAGGCGCCATCAATACCACCACCCTGGCCGCGGCCCGCGCTGCAATGCGCAAGCAGAAGTCCAAGGCTGGCCAGTTCCTCAACCTTGGCCCGCAGTACCTGGTGGTCGGCCCGGACAAAGAGCTGGAGGCTTTCCAGTTCACCAGCTCCAACTACGTGCCGGCGAAAAACAGCGACATCAACGATGCTCGCAACACGTCGCTGCAGGTGATCGTGGATGCTCGCATCACCGGCAACCAGTGGTACCTCTACGCAGCCCCGGGTCAGGTCGATACCTTCGAGTACGCCTACCTCGAAGGCGAGCAAGGCGTGTTCACCGAGACCCGCGAAGGGTTCGAAGTGGACGGCATGGAGATCAAGGCCCGCCTGGTGTTTGGCGCAGCCTGGATCGACTACCGCGGCGCCTACAAGAACGCCGGCGCTTAATCCACCAGCAACCCAATAAGGGCGCCAGATGGCGCCCTTTTTATTGCCAAAATTTGAGGAAAACCCCATGAAAAACTTTGTACAGCATGGCGAAATGGTTACGGTCATCGCGGCCGCCATCATCGCATCCGGCGACCTGGTACGCGTCAACAGCCTGATCGGGGTGGCCGCTACCGATGCCGCCATCGGCGAGGCCGTTGAGGTCAAAACCTCTGGCGTCTTCGATCTGCCCAAAACCAGCGCTCAGGCATGGTCTGCTGGCCAGCCGGTGTACATGATCAGCGGCACGGGCCTGCTGACCAACGTAGCCGGCACCGGCAACTATCTGGCCGGCGTTGCCGTACTGGATGCTGCCAACCCGTCCGCAACTGGCCGGGTGCGCCTGAATGGCTCGCTGGGCCATCCGGTAACCGCTTAATCCATGGCCTGGTCGGATATGCGTGACCGCATGCTGCAGAGCGCGGTCGCGCACCTCAACGACGGCACGGCCGACTACCAGCCGCCGGGCGTAAACCCCGAGGTAACTGGTATCGACGTGATCGTTGACCACAACCTTCTGCAGAACGGCGCAGACGGTGTTTTCCGCAGCAATGCGGTCGGCATCAGCTGGCGCAAGGCGCAGCTTGGGAGCGTGGTGAGGGGCGGTGTTTTCACCCACAACGGCGCGAGCTACGTGGTGGAGGACACCGTGTCCGATGACGGCCACATGATTACCGTCGCCTGCATGGTGGCTCCATGACGCTGATCACAGACATCCGCACAGCGCTGCTTGCCCGCCTGGGCGGCATTACGCAGGCAGACGGCTACCTGACCGACGCCGGGAGCAACGTGGTTTCCGGCTGGTTTAACGAAGTCATCCAGCAGCAGCCAATTGGCAACGGCTTGATTGTTGTCCAGCGGGCAAATGCCTCACTGCAGCCAATTGGCGGCGACGAGGCGATGAAGATCGGGCTGGCTTACTCCGTGATCGGTGCTGCCTCTGTCGGTTTGGATGATTACGAGTCGACCCTTGATGCGCTGGAAACTGACCTGCTGTCGTGCCTGCTGACGCCCGAAGGCGAGCATATCCCATGGCTGCCAAAGGGCTGCTCGGGGTTTGAGGTCGGTGCCTCGGAAATCTACCCGCCCGGCGACGGCCAACCAGCGGCAACGGTGCTGGTGCCCGTGACAGTCACCGCCGTCATCAGCCGGCAAGGCTAACCCCAATGAGCAAACCCAAAACCCCGGCCAAGGTCGGGACGGCCTCGGTCGTCCTGAAAAAGCCGCATGAGCAGGCCGGCGTCAAGCGCCAGCCGGGCGAAACCATCACCGTCACCGCCGAACAAATCGCATGGCTTGAAGCCCAGGGCGTGATCGGCAAACCAGAGGAAATGAAAAATGGCTGATCTCCGCGGCGCGTACCTTGGTACCGGCAAAATCTATCTGGAGGATCTGGACACCCCCAAGGGCCTGATCCACATCGGCAACTGCAACAGCTTCGGCTACGAAGCAGAAACCGAGGAAATCGAAGAGCAGGACTACACCACCCCCGGTGGTGGCCTGGATGCTTCTGTTCTGCGCATCAAGTCGTTGAACATCACCTACAACGCCCGTCACTTCAAGGCGCAGAACATTGCGCGCGCGGTGTACGGCATCAGCACCGACGCGGTTGCCGGCACCGTCACCGAAGAGGCGCACACCGTGTACCGTGGCGCGCTGGTTGACCTGAAATACCCGGGCGCCAGTGCCATTGTCATCACGCCTGCCGCTGGCGGTGCTGCCCTGGTGCTGGACACCGACTACATCATCAACGCAGCCGGTTATCCCGAAATCCTCGAAACCAGCGCAACTGTTACCGGGGCAGGCCTTGCTGTCAAAGTGGCCTACAGCTACTCCGCTCACGCCAGCGTGCAAGCACTGGTTGCCAGCGGCAAGCGCTTCCGCCTGAAGTTCCTCGGGCTGAACGAAGTGCGCTCCGGCAAGCCGATGGTGATCGAGGTGTACCGCGTCAACCACTCGCCAGCGTCAATGAGCCTGATCGGTGATGAGTTCCAGGGCATGGAGTTCACGGCCAAGGCCGAGAAAGACCAAACCGTGCAGGGCACTGGCCTGTCGCAGTACATGGTGATTCAGGACGTAGCGTAAATCGGTGGCCATGGATGGCTATCAGGCACCCCTGTGGGCTACAGTCTCCGTCATGCAACCCGGACGGAGACGCCTATGCAATGCCCTAATTGTCAACACGAAGCCCCGCCAGATGCCTTTGGCGAGCCTGCCAGATGCCCGGAGTGCGGGGTTTACTACGCCAAGGCGCTGGCCAACCAGCAGCGCAAGTTGCGCGCTTCGCAGGATGCCGCGATTGCACAGCCGCCGGCTAATGCCCATGGGATTGGTCAGAAACTCAAAAAGGGATTTTCCGGCGCTGCAGCTGCGGTGGCGGAAGGACGAAAGGCTAGGCGTGCAGGAAATTTATATTGCACATCGTGCGGGGCAACAAGCGGCGGGAAATCTCACACAAGAGGTTCAATTCTTGTCGAAATTGCGCTCTGGCTGTGCTTCCTGTTGCCGGGGCTGATTTACAGCGTCTGGCGGCTGTCTACCAGGCAGCAAGTGTGCGCCGTATGTGAGGCGCCGGGGCTGATACCTATCAGTTCACCAAGGGCCCGGCGAGAGCTAGGCCGCGAATAACACGACCCGCCTCGGCGGGTTTTTTTACGCCTGGAGAAAGGCATGAGCGATCTGCAAATTCTGTTTCCTGAGCCGGTGGCCGTAGAGCTAAGCGGCAAGCTGGTCCAGATACACCCCGTGCGCCTGCGCCACTTCGAGCAATACGGCAAAACGGCAGCGGCGCTGATTGAGCTTTTCGCCAATGCCAGCGTGCAGCAGATCAACCTATACGCCGCGAACAATTCAGGTCGGGTGCGCCAGTTGCTGCTGCATACCACCAGCCTAACCCGCTGGCAGCTGTGGCGCATGCCGGCATCCGTCAGCGTGCAAATACTGGCCGAGGTGGTGAGGGTGAATGCCGGTTTTTTCGGCGAAGCCCTTCCAGCAATGGCAAGGGCGCTGAGTGGGCCGACATTGCCCAGCAACTGATTGGCGCCGGCCACAGTGCCGCGCAGATTGGGGATTACACCCTGCAGCAGCTGGAGGCCTACATCTCCGCAATTTCAAAAGCGCGGCGAGAAGCCCACAAGATGCAGCTGATCATCACGCGCGCCGCCTCGGCACAACAAAAACAATTCGAGAAGATCATGAAGGAGCTCGGTGATGAGTAGAGTCACAACTCAGATAGTCATCGAGGGCAAAAACAACAGCAAGGCCGCGTTCGAAGAGGTCAACAAGTCCCTGCAATCTGTTGACAAGCAGCTGAAGGTTGCGGGGCGCGCGCTGGTTGGGTTTTTCTCGGTCTCCGCAATGACTGGCGCCGTGCGCAGCATTGCGGCGGCGGCTGACAATTACAACCTGATGAACGCCCGGCTCAAGCTGGCGACAAAATCGCAGGAAGAGTTCAACACAGCGCAAACCGAGCTGCGCAAGATTGCCGCCAGCACTGAGGCGCCGTTGTCTTCGCTGGTCACACTGTATGGGCGGATCAGTCGCCCGTTGAAAGAGGCCGGCCGCAGCCAGGCCGACATACTCAAGGTGACTGAAGCGGTTGCCACATCGTTCCGGGTGTCGGGTGCCAGCGCGCAAGAAGCCGAAAACGGCGTGATCCAGTTCGCCCAGGCGCTGGGCTCAGGCGCACTGCGCGGCGATGAGTTCAACTCCGTAGCCGAGCAGGCCCCGCGCCTCATGCAGGCGCTGGCAGACGGTATCGGTGTGCCAGTGAGTGCACTTAAGGAAATGGCCAAGCAGGGCGAGCTGACTGCCGAAGTGGTCACCGGCGCGCTGATCGGCCAGCTGGACGTGCTGCGCAAAGAGTCCGCAACTTTGCCGTCAACGGTCGGCGGCGCCATGACTGCGCTGTCCGAGCGCTGGAACGAGGCGATCGGCCAGGCTGACGTGACGCCGTTGATCGATGCAATCAAGCAGCTGGGCGACACACTTTCTGATCCGGTTGTCGTGGATAACCTGGTCAAGCTGGCCAGCGCCATCGCCTCACTGGCGGGCGCAGTTGTTGAAGGCGGCTCGGAGTTTGTCGACCTCGGCAAACGCATCGGGTTTATCGCTGCAAACGCAGCCGGGCTGACCACCGAGCTTGATCAGGTAGACCAGCAGATTGCCGACCTGGACCGCAGCATCGCCGGCACCGGCCTGAGCACCACGCTGGACGGATTGCTGTACAGCGAAGCAGAACTGAAGGCGAAGCGTGACGCGCTTGTTGCATTCCGTCAGGCGATTGTCGACGAACAGACCGGCATGAATGAAGGGCTGCGCCAAGCCTCTGCGGCCGCCGCGGCAGCGGCTGAAACCGAGCGCCAGAACGAACTGGCATCCAGGGCAAAATACGCCGGCGAGCTGAAAAAGCTGCAGGACGATCAAGTTGCCGCCGCAGAAAAGGCCATCAAGGCCGAAACGGACGCGGTAAAGGCTGCGCAAAAAGAACTCCAAAACGCCCGCAACGCCCAGCTTGAAACGGAGCGCCGCTACACTGCGGCACTTGAAAAGCTGCGCACTGGCGACAAGCAGCCAGACAAG